ATTAGAAAACGGATATCGAAACGTATTGCAGTACGTGAGCATTCCTATGGTCAAAAATTTACAAAATTCAATGGCTCAGCTAAAACTGCTTGACGCAAGAAGAAATCTAGACAGCAGCAAAGTCTTCAAGGATCTGTATGCAATTCAATAAATTGCGATTGTTTTTAGAAAAAAAATACAACTGTGAATGCTTTGTAAATTTAGACAGCTATCTTACATTGCCAATAACACAAATATACACAGACTTGAGCGCAATTAAAAAAGATAATTATGCAGTTAATGATAGATTATTTTTTTACACGCTGACACCAACTAACAAAGACTTAGTTTTTCATTTGCAAAAAACAATCTCAGCATTAGGTATACCCAATTACTTTGTAAAAATTATATCTAACCAAACAGATATAGTACGATTGCTCACACAAGCTCAACGCCAATATGTACCAGATCAAGATCCTATTACCATAATGCCTTGTACTGATCAATCAATAGCACAGCCTGCACAGAGTACAAATTTTAACATCCCGGACACAATTTGTGTAAATCCCTGGATCAATTTGTTTTTGCATACAGACGGATCTGCCAACCCCTGTTGCATATATTCAGATCGTACTCAGCAGTTAAACATTAACACGCAGTCTTTTGATGAAATAATGAATTCACAACCGCTTAAGGATCTGCGTAAACAATTGCTTGAGGGTGAGAAAGCAGCTGGGTGTCGTAATTGCTGGGACGAAGAAGTATACAACAAACAAAGCAAACGTCTACGAGACAACTATGTATTCAAAGATGCGCTTGGTATGATTGATTGGAATCAAATTGACAATCTAGCTCTACAATCTTTAGATATCAAACTGGGCAATATTTGTAACTTGGCCTGCAGAATCTGTTCGCCAGATCAAAGTACAACAGTAAACAATCAGGTAAAAAATAACGTACAACTACAATCGTTTTACAAACCCATTAATCTAAATACCAATTGGGTACAAAATAGCAACTCAACATTTTGGAATGATATGAAGTCAGCCAAAGACTCATTGACATATGTTCAATTTGAAGGCGGGGAGCCTTTGTTGGTCAAACGGCATTTTGAGATTCTGAAATTTTATGTGGCAGAAAATACAGCCAAGAACATGTGTTTGCACTACAACACTAATGGCACTATTTTTCTGGCAGATCGAATACCGTTGTGGAATCAGTTTAAACACGTGGAATTTACACTCAGTATTGACAATCTAGGGAAAAAATTTGAGTATGAAAGATATGGAGCATCTTGGGACGCAGTCTGTGCCAACATACTCGAGTATGCTAAATTAGACAGATCAAAATTCACAATAAATGTGTCGTGTACGCTGTCAGCATTAAACTTGGCCAATGCATATGATCTTTATGTTTTTTTTAAAAATCTTAACATTCCAATTGAGTATAATATTTTGAATCAGCCGGCTGATATGAGTATCAATGTTTTGACACAGGATGCAAAAAAATATATACTTTCTAAGATTGGAAATACTGAAGATTCTGAATTTAGAAACAAAATTGATCCAGTAATTAAGCAATTATTAAACAATAACAATAATTTATTAGACAGATTCATTAATAGGACTCAAACAGTTGATGAATTAAGGCAACAAAAATTTAGTGATGTATATCCTGAATTATATAATTTTTTAAGGAAACAATAATCATGGCCAAACCATTTGACGTCTCAAAATTTCGTAAAAGTATTACAAAAAGTATTGACGGTATCTCCGTTGGATTCAATGACCCAACCGACTGGATCAGCACAAACAATTACGCTCTTAACTACCTTATATCTGGAGACTTTAACAAGGGTATTCCAATGGGTAAAGTTACTGTGTTTGCTGGAGAGTCTGGTGCAGGTAAAAGTTTTATCTGCTCAGGAAATCTTGTCAAGAACGCACAAGAACAAGGTATATATGTTATTCTTATCGATACTGAAAACGCACTCGACGAGGCCTGGCTTCACGCACTTGGCGTCGATACTTCTGAAAACAAGCTTCTCAAACTCAACATGGCAATGATTGATGATGTTGCCAAAATGATCACAGAGTTCGTCAAAGAGTACAAAACATTACCTGAAGATCAGCGTCCCAAAGTGTTAATCGTGTTAGACAGTTTAGGTATGTTGCTAACACCAACTGATGTCAATCAGTTTGAAGCTGGTGATTTGAAAGGTGACATGGGCCGTAAGCCTAAAGCACTAACAGCACTTGTTCGTAACTGTGTCAATATGTTCGGTAGCTTAAACATCGGACTAGTTGCTACTAACCACACATACGCAAGCCAAGACATGTTTGACCCAGATGACAAGATCTCGGGTGGACAAGGCTTTATCTATGCAAGCTCGATCGTGGTTGCAATGAGGAAACTCAAACTCAAAGAAGATGAAGATGGCAACAAGATTTCAGAAGTCAAGGGTATTCGTGCAGCTTGCAAGATCATGAAAACTCGCTATGCCAAACCGTTTGAAAGTGTACAGGTCAAGATTCCGTATGAGTCTGGTATGAATCCGTATTCAGGCCTAGTTGATATGTTCGAAGCCAAGGGTTTATTAAGTAAAGAAGGCAACAGTCTTAAATACACGCTAGCAGACGGCACAGTGATCAAGCAGTTCCGCAAAGCGTGGGAACGCAACGATGATGAAAGTCTTGATCGTGTAATGAAAGACTTTACTGCCAACCCGCATAAAGATACCGCTGCTGTTCAACCAGAAGAGGAAACTGTCGAATGAGCATTGATGTTGAAGTGTTAATTGAATCGTATATTACGCTCAAAGAATACATTCCTGCCAAAGAACGGCAAGCCGCTGCCGACAACTTGGTCAGTTTGCTAGTAGATAATCTGAGCGATAAAGAATTAAGGGAATTTGGTGGCACTGATAGTTATACAAAACGTGCCATTGAAGAATATATTGACGACGAAGACGAAGAAATTGATTACGAAGACTGATGTGGTATAATCGTGTTGTTGCTGACCTTGGAGAAATTCCGGCCTTCATCAATTATTATGAAGGTGAACTCGCACAGGCAAAAACAGAAACATCTATACGAGGTAATGTTGAAAAGTCCGCTGCGAATCTACCGGGTATTACAGAGCACAGATTTAACCAGCTTCAGGAGATTGAGGCTGTACTGCAATATCTTAATATACAACTTCGCAAGATTAGACGACGGCATTTTCAAAAGTACCTAGAAGCTTATGCCCGAGCTCTTACAAGTCGTGACGCGGAGAAATACACAGATGGCGAGGACGAAGTCATTGACTTTGAAACTATTATTAACGAAGTTGCTTTGCTTAGAAATAAATGGCTTGGAGTCATGAAAGGTCTAGAAAGCAAAAACTTTATGCTGGGGCATGTGGTAAGATTAAGAACAGCCGGTATGGAAGATATTGTGGTATAATGGATTACAAAGAATACGCAAACAACATTTTACGAGAATGGGCACTGTGTTCGAATGCCCGACCCAAAAACAATGCTGTTGATATTCAAATTGAAAAAGACACTTGCGGTCGTTGGGCTGTCAATTTGATTCACAATCTCAATTGGGGTTCAGAATCTGAAATTGCCGAAGCATGTTATCAACTGGAATCTAGGCTTAAACCCCTAAAAGAAAAAATTGTTATCGAGGTGCTGCAAAATGGCGCTGTTTAAAAATCCTGAGCAAAGTTACCAACACAGCCAACCAATTAGAGATTTGCTTTATCAATACGACAGCTTCTTAGACAGTTTACAAGTAATTGCCGATTACGGATGTGGTGTAGGTCTTGATATAGAATGGTGGGCCACTCTACAAACAAGAGATGATCCTCCGGAACCAAGAAATTATGTGTGTTATGCAGTTGATAAAAACACAAAACAGATAGAACCAAGACTACACAATCTTGATAACTTAAAAATTTTGCAGGCTGATGTAGAAACAGAATCTCCAGTATCACGCGAAATAGATTTATTGTGGTGCAGAGACACATTTCAGTACTTGACAAATCCACTTAACACTTTACGTATGTGGAATGAAAACATGAGTGTAAACGGCATGTTGATACTGTCTATTCCTCAAAACATACACTACGAACACAATA